ACTGTTACTAGACCATCAACAACTTGGATTACCCCAGGTGCATCAATAGTTGGTGCTCCATCTACATTGACGGCTGATACCCCAGTATGCTTTCAATACAATAACGCTAATACTACTTGGTACATATCTATGTAATTTATTACGAATATTTACTATATTTGTAACAAATAATTTTAAATTAAATAAAATGGAAGAAAAGAAAATCACTCAGGAAGAGTTAGACAAGCTAAGATCTTTAAATCAAACTTACAGAGATCTTAAATTTCAAATCGCTGACATCGAGGTTTCGTTTGAACGAATGAAGAGCCAAAAGATGGCATCATTAGCTAATCTAGAAACATCTGCATTTGACTTATCGCAGTTTCAAGATGAGTTAGTGTCTAAGTATGGAGACATTAAAATCAATCTTCAAACAGGTGAATATAATTAGAAAAATATCGGTAGGTCCTGACTACATGAAGTCTATGCACTATGTAGTTGGACAAGAAGTACTTAGAGGAAATGGTTCTATAGACACAATACTCATGGAGTCTGATTCATCTATATCTATATATATACTTAATCAAGACAAGGAGATTGTCAAGTGGAAAAGTTTCTCTGCTTCAATGCCTATATCTATTGAGTATAATATAGATTTCTAATGAAGTCTCCATACCATTTTATAATTAAGCCTTACAACGATAAGCGCTATGACAATGTGCGTAAGTATGGCGATATTGACTTTATAATAAGTACGTCTCAAGAAGACCACACCGTTTCTAATAGACTTGGTGTGGTTATTTCTGTTCCAATAAATTATGATGGCCCAATTAAAAGTGGTGACAATGTTATTGTTCATCACAATGTGTTTAAGTTCTATTACGACATGAAGGGAAACCAAAAAAGTAGCTGGCATCATTTGTTTGATGATTATTTTATCATAGAGCCTGATCAGTTGTACCTATATAAAGACCCAAATGGTGATTGGATGTCTCCTTATCCATATTGTTTTGTTAGGCCCATAAAAAATCAAGATAAAATTATATCAAGTATTGGATCGAGAGAAGATTTGTGGGGGGAACTAGTGTATTTTAACGATGCATTGATGGACGTTAGCAAGGGAGACATTGTTGCGTTTTCTCCAGATAGTGAGTATGAATTTAGAATAGACGATGAGGTTCTTTACAGAATGTACAACAAGAATATATGTCTAAGAAAATAGAGTTAATACAGGCAGCTAAGGTAGCAGTTGATGAGCTTATTAAAGTATTAAGAGAGCCAATAATAACTCATGCAGAAGACGATATATCTGCCGATAAATTGAAGAATGCAGCATCAGCAAAAAGGCTTGCATTTGAAGATGCTTTATATATGCTAGGAAAGATTGATGAGGAAGAAAATAAAGACACGCAACAGCCTGTTGCTCAAATAGACTTTGGAAAACATGGCTTTGCCGAAGGAAAGGCAAAAATAAAAAATGGAAAATAATCTGTACACAGTTCTTGAGGATTACGTAAGTAAGTCAACGGTTGTAAATAAAAACAAAAGAAAGAACTGGGAGTATGGTTACAATAAAGAATACGACCTTGTCGTTATATCAAAAGACGGAACTGTAGGAGACATATATAACATATGTGGTTTAAAGGTTGCGTTACCATCAGTTCCTGATAAGGTTGAAGACAGAGGATCAAGATGGGTTTCTGAGGAATACCCTAAAGAGCTTCAGAAAATTAAAACAATCTTTGACTGGAACAGAAAAGACAATGTATTTAAGGGTCAGTATGTAGACTACATAGAGAAGGAGTTTGACAGAAGGGAGAACGGTTTTTGGTTTATAAACAATAAAATACCTACGTACATAACTGGAACTCACTATATGTATTTACAGTGGACTAAAATTGATATTGGTCTTCCAGACTTTAGAGAGTCTAATAGAATATTCTACATATACTGGGAAGCGTGTAAAGCAGACAACAGGTCTTTTGGGATGTGTTACTTAAAGAACAGGCGTTCTGGATTTTCATTTATGAGTTCTGCTGAGTCATGTAATACTGGTACAATAGTAAGAGACTCTCGTATTGGAATACTATCAAAAACAGGTAGCGATGCAAAAAAGATGTTTACGGATAAGGTTGTACCTATTATCAGAAATTATCCTTTTTTCTTTAAGCCTATTCAGGACGGTATGGATAATCCAAAGACTGAGTTGGCGTTTCGTGTCCCTGCTAGTAAAATTACTAGAAAGAACATGGACGAAGAAAAGACTGAGGATATTGAGGGACTAGATACAACAATAGACTGGAAGAATACTGCGGACAACAGTTATGACGGTGAAAAGCTTTTACTATTAGTGCATGACGAGAGCGGTAAGTGGGAAAAGCCAGAGAACATATTAAATAACTGGAGAGTCACTAAAACTTGTTTAAGACTTGGAGCCAAGATTATAGGTAAGTGTATGATGGGTTCTACATCAAATGCTCTTCCAAAGGGTGGAGAAAACTTCAAGAAGCTATACAACGATAGTAATATATTACAAAGATCAGCAAACGATCAAACAAAGAGCGGACTGTATTCTTTGTTTATACCTATGGAGTGGAACGTTGAGGGATATATAGACGAGTATGGATGGCCAGTTTTTGAGAATCCAGATAAACCAGTAAAAGGGATAGATGGAGAGATAATAAAAACTGGGGTTATAACTTGGTGGAACAATGAGGTAAACGCTTTAAAGTCTGATTCTGATGCACTCAATGAATTCTACAGACAGTTCCCTAGGACAGAGTCTCACGCATTTAGAGATGAGTCAAAGCAATCAATATTTAACCTAACCAAGATATATCAGCAGATTGATTATAATGACTCTCTAATCAAAGAAAAGTTTTTGACTAGAGGTTATTTTCACTGGAAGAATGGTGAAAAAGATACCGAGGTTATTTGGACTCCAGATAAGAATGGTAGATTTTTAGTATCTTGGATACCTAAACAGAACTTGAGAAATAACGTAATAACAAGAAATGGAAAAAAATACCCTGGCAATGAACATATGGGGGCGTTTGGTTGTGACCCCTATGATATATCTGGTGTTGTTGGAGGAGGTGGCTCTAATGGTGCTCTGCATGGTATGACAACGTTTCACATGTCAGAAGGACCAACAAATGAGTTTTTTTTAGAGTATGTAGCTAGGCCACAGACTGCTGAGATATTTTTTGAGGATGTTTTAATGGCTTGTCATTTTTATGGTATGCCTATACTAGCAGAGAATAATAAAGCTAGATTGTTATATCATTTTAAAAACAGAGGTTATAGAGGATTCTCAATGAATAGACCAGACAAGAACATAACTAAACTATCTAAAACCGAGATTGAAATTGGCGGAATACCTAACTCTAGCGAAGATATAAGGCAGGCACATGCTTCTTGTATCGAGTCGTATATAGAAGAGTATGTAGGCTTTGACTCTGAAGGTACATATAGAGATAATGATGTTATAGGATCAATGTACTTCAATAGAACTTTAGAAGATTGGGCCAGGTTTGATCCTACAAATAGAACTAAATATGATGCTTCAATTAGTTCTGGATTAGCCATAATGGCAAACAGAAAACACATGTTTACTCCAGAAAGAAAAGAATCAAAAATTAGTATTAAATTTGTAAGATATAATAATCAGGGCAGTCACAGCAAAATTATAGAATAGAATGGAAAAACCATCTGTTATAATATATCAAAATCCGTTTCCAAGTCAAATGGTAACGGATGAAGAGAAACAAACATTTGAATACGGTTTAAAGGTAGGGAAGGCTATTGAGGGGGAATGGTTTAAACGTAAAAACAATACTTGTAGATTCTACGACCAGTGGGGAGAGTACCACAGGCTTAGATTGTATGCTCGTGGTCAGCAACCAGTACAGAAGTATAAAGATGAGCTAGCTATTAATGGTGACATGTCTATGATGAACTTAGACTGGACACCAGTTCCAATTATCCCTAAGTTTGTTGACGTTGTTGTAAACGGAATGTCCGACAGATTATTTGAAATTAGGACAGAGGCTCAAGACGTTATGTCTGCCGAAAAAAAGAATGCTTTTCAAGAAATGATTGAGTCCGACATGTTGGCAAAAGATTTCTTGATGATGACGAAAGAACAGTTTGGTGTAGACGCTTTTAATGTAAACCCTAACGAGTTACCAGAAAATGATCAAGAGCTAGAGCTATACATGCAGCTTAAATACAAGCCTAGTGTAGAGATTGCAAGCGAGGTTGCGATTAATACTGTTCTTGAAATGAACGACTACAAGGAGCTAAGAAAGCTTATAGATTATGACCTTGTAACTTTGGGTGTATCTGTTATAAAACATTCATTTCTAATCAATGATGGATTAAAGGTTGAGTATGTAGACCCAGCCAACTGGATTCATAGTTATACGGAAAAAAATGACTTTTCTGATTGTTACTATTTTGGAGAAGTTAAGCAGATGCATTATACTGAGCTTTTAAAGATAGATCCAAGCCTTACTGAAGAGCAATTGAATGAGATTCGCAGCACTAGTTCTGCTTGGTATACATATTTCCCGATTATTAGAAATTATCAAGATGATTATTTTTTAAATGAAATAGTTACTCTTATTTACTTTAACTACAAAGCTTCTAAGAAATTTGTTTGGAAAAAGAAAATATTAGATAATGGTGGCGAAAGAGTAATTAGAAAAGGTGAGGAGTTTAACCCACCTATGGAAGAAGGAATGCAGTTTGAAAAGGTTGAGGCGGTTAGGGATGTATGGTACGAAGGTGTTCTTGTAGCTGGGACAAACATCATGCTTAAGTGGGAGATGATGAAAAATATGGTTAGACCAAAGTCAGCAAGTCAAAAGGCTTACCCTAACTATATTGGTTTTGCTCCTCGTATGTACAAAGGAATGATGGAGTCGCTTGTAAGAAGAATGATTCCATTTGCAGATCAAATTCAGTTAACTCACTTAAAGCTTCAACAAGTTACAGCTAGAGTAGTTCCAGACGGAGTATTTATCGATGCTGATGGTATTAACGAGGTAGACCTTGGAACTGGAGCTGCGTACAATCCAGAGGACGCTCTTAAGTTATATTTTCAAACGGGTAGTGTCATAGGACGTAGCTACACGCAAGATGGTGAGTTTAATAATGCAAGGATACCTATACAAGAACTAAACACTAATAGTGGACAAGGCAAAATGTCTTCTTTGATTAACAACTATAATCATTATTTAAACATGATTAGAGACGTTACGGGAATCAATGAGGCTAGAGATGGCACAATGCCTCACCCAGACGCTTTGGTTGGAATACAGAAGTTAGCGGCATTAAACTCTAATACTGCAACTAGACATATTTTAGAGGCAAACTTAAACATAACAAAAAGAATGGCGGAGTGTATTTCGATACGAGTTGCCGACATTATGGAGTATTCAGATTTCTCTGAGCAGTTTGCCATGCAGATAGGTAAATACAATTTAGCTATACTTGGAGAAATTAAGGACTTATACTTATTTGATTTTGGTATATTCATCGATCTTTCTCCAGATGAAGAAGAAAGACAAATGCTTGAGGCCAATATTCAGGTTGCATTACAGCAACAAACTATTGACTTAGAGGATGCTATTGATATTAGAAATATCAAGAATATTAAGATGGCCAATGAGCTTTTGAAGTTGAAGCGAAAAAAGAGAATGGAGTATCAGCAGCAACAAAAGCAAATGGAGTTTCAGATGCAATCTCAAACAAATATTCAGTCTCAACAAGCGGCAGCTGAGTCTAAGGCTCAATTGTTACAGATGGAAGCTCAAAGTAAGATTCAACTTAAAGAGGCCGAGGCAAATTATGAGATAATGAAAATGCAAGCCGAAGCAGAAATGAAAAGAGAGTTAATGGCTCTTGAGTTTCAATATAACATGCAATTAAAGGGCATAGATGCAGAGCAATTAAAAACAAGAGAACAAGAGAAAGAAAAAGCAAAAGACAAAAGAATTGACTTACAGGCTTCAAGACAATCTGAATTAATTAATCAGAGAAAGAATAATCTTCCTCCTATTAATTTTGAAAGCACAGAAGATTCTTTAGATGGATTTGACTTAGAATCTTTTGGACCTAAATAATAAGAACATGAAAAACAGAACAACAGTTACTACAACAAAAGAAAAAATAAAGATAAATCCTTATCTTTCTGGAAGCGCTGACAAAAATAGATTTGATGCTAACTATGGTGTTCATATTGAGAAGGGTCCAATGACATTTGATGTGAATCAAAGCGCTGGAACTGGATACAGGCCAGAAACTGAAATATCTTTAGGTATACATATACCAATAACCAAGAGGGTTAAGCACCGAAACAAATAGAATGGCATATATAGAGCACAACTTTTTCCCTCTCAAAGTATTTGTAAGGAATGAGTATATGTATCAATTTAAAGAGGGGCATGGTGAGTTCACTCCTGGAGTAATAATGTCGGTTAGGTGTATGCCAGGTCAGGCAGCTTTATTTCAAGTTCTTTTAGATAATGGTGTAATGAGAGATAAGTTGCCATCTCATGCTTTATTAACAGAACCTAAAACACCAAGCCCAGATTTACCATTTCATTATCTTCAAATATGGAATTGTTTTTCATATAATTTTACTTTATTACATCTTTCTTATGTTTATGACACAAAAGTTGAAGTATATATGAAAGATAGAAATTGGTATCAAGGAAGTTATTATGCTACAATAAACTGGGGTGCTAACGATTTAAATACCGACCTTTCATTAGCTGAGGATGGGCTTGAGCATAAATCACATCACATTATACTTCTTGACAATGGTCAGATAGCGCTTCAACCAAACAATAGAATAAAATGGTCTGAACCTTCATTTGTTACAAAACCATTCCCAGAAAAACCAAACTATTTAGTGAACAATGAATACTTTAATTGCGAAGGTTATGAGAAGTGGCACACAGAAGATTCGCAGTCAATGTTCTACGAAAATGAATAATAAAATAATTATTAACTTTGTAAAAATTAAATCGAATAAAAATGGAAGGAGAAATTAAAGTAAGAGCGGTAGACTTTGAAGAAAAATCTGTTGCCGAGGTAGAGGAACAGTTGTTAAAACAACACGATGAATCAAATGTTGTTGCAACTGAACCAGTAGAAACTATTGAGACAGTTGTTGATACCCCCAACAGTGTAGAGACAATTGTTGATGAAATTGATGATAATAAAGTTCTTTCATATATTGGTAAAAGGTACAATAGAGAAATAAATAACTTAGATGAGTTATTTGAGCAGAGACAACAGAACGAGGAATTACCTGAAGATGTTTCTGCATTTCTAAAGTATAAAAAAGAAACAGGACGTGGAATTGAAGATTTTATTCAGCTGAATAAAAACTACGATGAAATGGACGAAGACTCTTTGCTTTTTGAATATCAACGAGAGCAAAATCCAGATCTTGAACCAGAAGACATTAGGTTTGATGTTTCAGATAGATTTGCTTATGATGAAGATTTTGATGATGAAAAAGACATCAAGAAAAAAAAATTAGCAAAGAAAAAAGAGCTCTCAAAAGCTAAAAAGTACTTTAACGACCTTAAAGAGCAATATAAAGTTCCGCTTGAGTCAAGGGAATCATTTGTTCCACAGGAAGAAAAAGAAAACTATGATGCTTATAAGAGATATAAAGAGTCTTCCAAGTCTGCGGAAGAAGATAGCGTGAAAAAAGCTGAATACTTCTCTAAAAAAACTCAAGAGCTTTTCTCTGATAATTTTGAAGGTTTCAAATTTAAGTTAGATGAAAATAAAAAGTTGGTTTACAAACCTGGAGATGCAAAAGCTTTATTGCAAGAACAAAATGATTTAAGGAGCTTTGTTTCACAATTCCTTGATGATAATGGTTACCTTGCTGATGCTGAGGCCTTCCATCGTTCTATTGCTATAGCTAAAAATCCCGACAAGTTTGCTAAATTTTTCTATGAAAAAGGAATGGCAGATGCGGTTGGAACTGTTGCTAAAGAGTCTAAAAATATTGATATGACTCGTCAGTCGCCACAAGTTACACCTACAGAAGGGGTAAAAATTAGAGTAATAGACCCAGACAGAGGAAGTAGATTAGTAATTAAAAAACGTTAAACTTTTAAATTTTTAAAAAATGGCTGGTACATTACAAACGAGCCCAGGTGTATTAATTTCACCTAGCTCAGTGAAGGCAACATTGCCTACAAACTATATTACAAACTTCGACTTCTTAAATCAGTATCTTCCCGATACTTATGAGCAAGAATTTGAGCGTTATGGAAACAGATCAATCGCATCTTTCTTGCGTATGGTTGGTGCTGAACTTCCTACAAACTCTGACATGATTAAATGGGCAGAGCAAGGTCGTTTGCATACAAAATACACTGGATTAACATTTGCTGCTGGTCCTATTGTTGGGGGTCAACAAACATTTACATTGCCTTCTGGTACTTGTAACTTTAGAGTAAACCAAACTGTATTTTTATCTTCTCAACAAGTTTCTGGTGAATCCGCAAAAGCAATTATTGTTGCTGTTACAAACACAACATTTACCGTAGCTTATTATGATTCTGCTTATAATACTACTTCACCATTTACTGGAGCCACTACAGGTGTAACTGCATTTGTTTATGGATCGGAATTTGTAAAAGGTACTAGTGGAATGGTTGGGTCGTTGGAAGCAGAAGATTTGTTCTTTGATGTTAAGCCAATTATCATTAAAGATACATACACTGTTTCTGGTTCTGACATGGCTCAAGTTGGATGGGTTGAAGTAACTACTGAAAACGGAGCTACTGGATACTTATGGTACATGAAGTCAGAGCACGAAACCCGTTTACGTTTTGAGGATTATCTTGAAATGGCAATGGTTGAAGGTGTTCCAGCTGAACAAACATCTGGAGCTACAACATTCTTGAATAACGCTCCTTCTTATCCTTCTCCATCTACTTTGTCAGCAGCTGGTACAAAAGGTTTATTCTATGAAATCGAAGATAGAGGAAATGTTTGGTCTGGTGGTAACCCATCTTCATTGGCTGACTTTGATACTATTATTCAAAGACTTGACAAGCAAGGTGCTATCGCAGAAAACGTATTGTTCTTGAATCGTCAGTTCTCTTTCGATATCGATGATATGTTGGCTGCTCAGAACTCTTACGGAGCTGGTGGTACTTCTTACGGTCTATTTGACAATAGCGAGGAGATGGCACTTAACCTTGGTTTCTCTGGATTCAAGAGAGGATACGAGTTCTACAAAACTGACTGGAAATACCTTAACGATGCAACTCTTCGTGGAGGTCTAGTTGGTGGTGTAGTTAACGGTGTATTGGTTCCTGCTGGAACAATGACTGTATACGATCAAGTTCTTGGTAAAAATGCTAGACGACCGTTCTTACACGTTCGTTACCGAGCTTCTGAGGCTGAAGATCGTAGATACAAAACCTGGATGACTGGTTCAGCTGGTGGTGCTGCAACTAGCGACCTCGATGCAATGCAAGTTAACTTCTTGTCTGAGAGAGCGCTTTGTACACTTGGTGCTAACAACTTTGTTATCTTCAAGGGATAATTGAAAAAATCGGGAGGGGCCTAGCGCCTCTCCCTTTTTTTATTATTAATAAATTAAATTATATCAAATGAAAACAACAAGAAAATCTGTTTTAGAGCCAAAAGATAGGACATATCTTTTAAAAAATGGCAAAAATCCATTAACCTATTTCCTTTCATCAAAGGATACTCCAAGAAAACGTTTACTATACTATGATGAAGAGTCAAATACTAATAGACCTCTTCGTTATGCAAGAAACGCAAACTCTCCATTTCAAGATGAACAAGGAGATAATGTAATTATTGAACCAATAATTTTTGAAGATGGAGTATTAAATGTTCCAAAAAACAATCCAGTTTTACAAGAATTTCTTCACTACCATCCTGGAAATGGCACTGAGTTTTATGAGTTCGATCAAGAAAGAGATGCTCAACAAGAAATTAAACAAATGTATGATGTTCTTGATGCTCAGTTAATCGCAAGAGAAATGTCTTTTGAAGAATTAGAGCCAATTGCTAGACTTCTTCTTGGTGGTTCTATTGATATGATGAAAACATCTGAAATCAGAAGAGACATGATGTTATACGCCAAAAAATATCCTCAAGACTTTATGGAAGCAGTAAACGATCCAACAATTAAGGTAACTAGTTTTGCTGCTAGAGCAATATCTGATGGATACTTAGCATACAGAAACAATAAAAAAGAGATTTATTACAATCTAAAGGACAATAAGAAGAAATTACTTACTGTTCCTTTTGGAGAGGATCCAGTATACTTACTGTCTGCTTACTTACAGTCTGATGAGGGTCTAGACCTGTATAAGTTTCTAGAAAATAAATTCTCAGAAAATTAGTATATTTGTGACATTATTCACCCATTAAATTTTTAAACAATGGAAAAGTTTTTAAAGTTCCCTATTTCTGGTAGTACTTATCAATTGCTTTCATGCACTGGAATCATTTTGATTGAGCAAGCAACTGCTACTACTACTACTATTGCTTACAAAGCATCTGATGCTAACACTGACGTTGTTACCATTACGCATGGATCTGTAGCTAACGATGATTTTCGTGATTTCTTACAAAATCAAGTTATTGCTGCTTTAGAAACACCTTGGACTAGTGTTGCTTATACAGTAACTCCTCCAGTAGCTGTTTCTAACATTGCAATTGCTTAATAGCATTTACTTTTATTAAAGAAAGGCACTCTCACAAAGTGCCTTTTTTTATTTATCTTTGTAAAAAGCATTTCCATGATAAACGAGGTTCGTAATAGCGTTATGTTTATATTAAACAAAGACAATAGGGGTTACATAACTCCTATGGAGTTTAATGCTTACGCTAGACAGGCACAGTTAGATATATTTCAAAAGTATATGTATGAATATAGCAATGCTATGATCAAACAAAATGCTCGTTATCATGGTGAAGGTCATTCAAATATATCGCAAAGGATATCTGAGACTTTAGATAGACTATCTGAGTATAAAAGCTTAAGCTATAATCAAACTGGAGGTAATCTATATATGCCTACAGATTGTTATTTTATTGAAAAAATAATATATAACAACAATACGGAAGTAGCTAGAGTTGATCATAGCAAGATACTTAATCTTTTGAATTCAAATTTAACGGCTCCAAATGCAAGCTATCCAGCATATATATTAAGTTCTGATGTTTTGGGCGGTGCTCAGACATATACTCCAGGAGTATTGACCGTTTATCCTACAAGTTTAATGAATCCTGTTTTACCACCTAACCCTACTACAAATTTACAGATTAGATACATTAGATACCCATATGATCCATCATGGACATACACTACTATAGTTGGAGGAGAACCAGTGTATGACCCTACAAATGCAATGCATCAAGATTTTGAAATTCCACAAGAAGAGTTTGCTAACTTAGTTACTAAAATATTACAGTATGCTGGACTATCAATTAGAGAGTCTGAAGTTGTTCAAGACGCAAAGGCAGAAGAATTACAGTCAGCACAACAAACACAATAAGAAATGCCATATATAACTAACTATCAATACTACACTAATAACGGTACAAACCCACAAGACGCTAACTGGGGTAGTTATCAGTACGTTACACTAAAAGATTTAATCAATAACTTCATGTTGATGTATGTTGGTAACGATAAGCTAGTTAATAACGTAGATATATATACCGTAAGATTTCATGCTAAAAGAGCCATACAAGAGATCAACTATGACGCTCTTAGAAACATTAAGGTGATGGAGCTTGAACTTGGAGAAGAGCTCAAGATGGTTCTTCCTCCAGACTATATTAATTACGTAAGAATATCAATGCTTAAGGGAAATGTATTAATA